GCTCCCATCACTTCCTTTTTTGTGACTTCTTTTATAGTCTGAGTCGTGACTGTATTACTCGTCATATTCCCTGTTGTGAACTGAGGAGTGACGGTATTAGCTCTTGCTATGCCGGGTGATAACAAAGCTAAGAGTATGATTAGTTTTTTCATACTTTTGGTTTGTCTGTTTTTTTAACCATTGGGCAAGTTGGAGGTTTTCCATTGCCGTTTTTTCCAGTCGTCAAGCCGAATGTGGCGAGTGCTCCAGTAAATACGCTGGCTACGAAAGTGATATCTGAGTTACCAGATTTCTTTACCATTGGAATTTCAACGTAGTTCATCGTGATGATGAAACCTGACCAGACAACAACGCCTAGCCTGACTACAGTTCCCAGGAATTCAATTTGATGTTCTTTATCTTCAGCTATATCTTTTACCTTGCCTAAGAAACCTTTCTCTTTGACTGGCTTATCTTCTTCCATGTAGTTTTAAGTATTGGTTTCATTGCAGTTACTACATATTTAAATGCAGCCGTAGCTGTAAGAGTGGCAGCCACAGAAACAACTGCTGTTGTCGTTGCCGTTACTAAGATCTCAGTCTCAGGTACCGGCATTTGTTGATCTGTAAAAGGTATGTCTACCTTTCTCATCCCGGGAGATTCCGGCTCTTCAGAAGCAGTCCCTTCTGGTTCTTCTTCTGCTTGTAAATCGCTAGGAGGTACAACCATTGGAGTGTAAGAAGGAACGTCTGCTGTTGGTAAGGGAATAGATATTGTCTCTATTGTTTCTAGCTTAGGTATTTCTATTGTTGGTAAGTTTATCAAGGTCATTGTCATTAAGCATATAGAACATGCCTGATGTTTTGCCAGACTTGATCTGTTTCCACAGTCGATGATTACCGTCTATCATTTTAAACTTTGGTTTTGTCTCATAAATAATTCCCGGATAAGAGATATCACATTCAAACAACCGAAGTGTAGAGTTATAGTATGGGATATCAATTTCTTTAAATAAAACTTTAGTTGGAGTTTTGTCTTTACAGACTTCCAACCAAGTATTTAAAGGATAGGAATAATGATGATGACGTAAGTACAAATTACATTTTCTTACCACTTAGCCAAAGGACAGTGCATTCCCGGTATGTGTACTTTAATTTTCATAAAACACCCACATTTCTTGCATGTCATTGTTGGTTTAAATATTTCTGGACATTTACGGCATATCTCCAGTTTTTCACTCCATTCCACTTATAGGTCTGCTTTTTTGTAAGGACCAGAACCTTTAGGAAACTTCTCTTTAACTGCTAATATCTCAGCATCTAAAGCTACTTGTGTTGTAGTGTCACCTTTTCTTGCCCAGTACGCAGCGTCTAATTGATCGCTAATTTCTGGATAGGATCGCTCACGAGCCATTACCCAAGGAATATCTAAATCTGCATCTGGATTATTAGTTTTTTCAACCACATCATCAGTATCGGCTGTTTCACCTTCTGCGTATGGTACGTCAGTTGCCAGATTAAATTCAGGGATAGTCATATAACCCTTGATTGCAGAATGTACTCCATGCTTATCCATATCTTTAGAGATAGGGATTCTTGCCCAAGCACCATCTTCATAATCAACAGTGATATAACCTGTTTCAACTTCTCTAATTGTAAATTTCATAGTTATTGTCCGGCTACAGAGCCAGTATTGTTTAGTGTTACGTAACTGCGGTTATAGATGTAATATCCTGCTGATCCACCGCCAGACCCTCCAGATCCTCCAGATCCTGATGATCCTGATGATCCTCCAGAACCATTACCATGGTTTCCGTTAGCACCTGTGTTTCCCGTAGCTCCTTGGCTTCCCGTAGCTCCAGTATTTCCCGATGCTCCTGAGTTTCCAAAGGAACCTCCAGCTCCACCGGTACCTCCAGTACCACCTTGTCCACCGGTACCTCCAGTACCACCTGTTCCAGATCCGCTACCATTATTACCACCGCCAGATCCTCCATTTCCACTAGCACCGGCTGAACCGCCGCCACCAGATTCTGCTGACCAATTATCTCCTTGTCCTTTACCGCCGTAACCACCAGCTCCACCGCCACCGCCAGAACCGCCGTTTCCTCCGCCAGCTCCGCCTTGGTATTGAGTGTAGTTACATGCTTGACACCAACCCCAATCGTTTCCGTCATCACTGTCTTCTCTACATGCGGAACAACCCCAACAATGTTGAGCATTTGTATTTCCACCACAGTCCCAACGTGAGCAGTCTCCACCATGGGTTCGTTGACACATATCCCATCTTCCCATGCAGGCAGTCCAGAAACTGTACCCCCATGAAACAGAGGAGCATGGACCAGTTACGTTGCGATAAGTCCAAGAGTTGAAGGTATTACTTTGACCATAACTTTGGCTATAAGATCCAGTACCGCCAGTACCGCCAGAACCGCCGCTGCCACCAGTACCACCAGAACCTCCGGCTCCACCGCCACCGCCGCCAGCTTTGATCTGACCAGAATTGTTAACGGTTACTCCTGAAGATTGTTCACAGTAAATAGCATGTCCACCGCTTCCACCATTTCTGGCTCCACCATATCCATGAATATTACCACTGTTATCAATAACTAAAGTTCCTCCCATTCCAGCCGGAATGTAAAGAGCATGAGTTGAACTTGCACCTACAGTAACTCCTGAGTTAACAACAATTCTCTTAGGAACAGTTGATGACCAGTTAGAGCCAAATGTATTAGATGCGTGAACATGATCCACATTACTGCTAATAACATGCTGTATTTCATTAACAGCTGAATAGCAGTTAGAAAGTGAAATCGCTCCAGATGTAGGAATACTTGTATTATTTCCCGGTACGTATGCTCCATCCCTATAGTATTCGTTCATAGAGTGAGGGGCGTTACCCCCAAACTCATCAACTAAACTTTGAATGGAAATAGTACCACTATCAGGACATGGCATTACTTACCTCCTTTCTTCTTAGGTTTTTTTAATTCGTCAACTTCAGCTTTAAGTTCATTAATAGCGTTGATTAATACACCAACGATTTTTCCGTAGTCAACTGATTTTATTTCTGTTGTCTCTCCAGTAGATGGATTTGTTTCTCTATTAGTTAAAACAACTTCAGGTATTACTTCTTCTACTTCTTGTGCAATTACACCAATAGAAGGTTTATCTGTAGCAATCCATTTATAAGAAACACCACGTAACTTACCGCAGATACCAAGAGCATCGTTGATAGTAGAAATGTCTGTCTTTAGTCTTACGTCAGAATAAGCTGTTACGTTACCAGTAGCAGTAAAATTACCAGAGTTATCTATAGTTGCAGCAGAATTACCTGTAGTGGCTCTAAACTGAAGTCCACTTGTACCGCCACCAATATATAAAGTATTATTGTGATGTTGAATTTTTGTTGATTCTCCTGTCCAAGAACCACCACTAGTAAATCTAATATCACTATTAGTCCCTATTGTTGCAGCACCAGCACCAGCATTAAAAGTAATTACGTTGGCTGCACTGTCAGCAGCATTTGACCTTAAAAAGCTACCAGCTTGTTCACCATCTAATGTGTCAGCATCTAGCCCAGAGTTAGACCCATCAACAGTTTTAATAGCTGTAAGTATTTCAGCAGCACTCTGGTCAGCAGTAGCTCCAGATTCAATACCGTCTAATTTAGTACCGTCAGCAGCTACGTCTCTACCGTCAACTGTTCCTGATACTATTAAATTTCCTTGGCAGTTAAAGCCTTGTTCAGCAATAACGGTTGATGCTTTAAATCTAGTAGTACCGTCAGCAGCTATTGTTATTCTGTCTGCTGAAGCATCTATATCACGAATCGCAAAAGTACCGTCAGAGTTTTGGAGTTCGTAATCATTTTCGTTATTAGTGTCATTTAAACGAAGTTGAGGTTGTGTACCTGATATTTCTAAATAACCACTAGAAGTTACGATATTTCCTGTAGAAGTAATAGCTCCTGTTACGTCAATACCACCTGTAAAATCAGGTGCATCTAGTTTTGCTAGTTTTATCCAGCTACCACCATGAGCGTAATAACCTAGTCCTGTACTGTGGACATGAGCAAACATACCATGATAAGTAGTTGCACTAGGTAAGTCACTTTCATTGGTGTAAACGTTAGCGAATAGAACTTTACCTGTAGTAGTTACATTCTGACTTCCAAAATCAGGAGATATCTTAGTTCCAGCTATTGCAGCAGATGCGTTAACGTCTGCATTGTCTATTGTTCCTGCTGGCAGGTTAGCCATATCTTCTCTAAGAAGAGGTCTTCCAGCTTGTGTTGAACCGTCATGTATAACGGCTGTATCTTTTGTAGTATCTATTGTTAACTCACCTTCGGCACCAGTAAATGATGCGTGCTGAGTTGTAGTACCACGTCTTAATTGTAATAATTTTGCCATTTAAAGTGTACCGAAATCGAGTTGTAAATTGTTTCCGCTTATAGTTCCTACTTCTGTAAAGTTGTAGTTATTAGCATCTAAGTTTCCTGCAAGGTTTGGAGCTGAGTCATTAACTAATCCAGCTATACCCGGAGATATATTTACCCAAGCAGATCCTGTGTAATAGTTCAGGATATTTGAAGTTGTACTAAACCAAAGATCACCCTGACTAGAGCCACTTGGAGCACTATTTTGTATAACGTATTCGTTTGCATATCTATTAACGTCAGCTATTGCTCCGGCAACTGTATTAACGTTGGCAATAGAGCCAGCAGTCGTATTGACGTTTGCTATTGCTCCGGCAACTGTATTAACGTTGGCAATACTTCCGGCTGTTGTATTAACGTTTGTTATGTCTGCGCCAACAGTGTTAATTGAGTTATTACCTGTCCCTGTATTTATAGCGTCAGTAATTAATCCATTATCTTCGACAAATGTCACAAAACCAGTAACATTGGCGATATTTTGTATTACTGTTGCACTTGGTTGTATAGGTGTATAACCATCTCCAGCACTACCATCATAGCTTTCCATAGCTACAGAGGAGCCATTAAACCAAAGGTCGCCATTTTGTAATGATGTACCGTCAGACCTTTGTGTAGGAGCTGAAGAAGATATTTGATATCTATCTACGAAGTTATTAACGTCAGATACATTAGTAGCGACTGTATTGATGTTTGTCGCATTAGCAACTGCACTGTTTATATTTGACTGATTTGCAACTGCTGCATTTATATTTGATGTGTTAGTTGCAACTGTCGTAACGTTAGAACTAATCCCTGCAACTGTATTTATGTTGGAAGCATTGCTAACCGCAGAGTTAATGTTTGAAGCATTAGCAACGGCTGCATTTATATTGCTTTGATTAGAAACAGCAGAGTTTATATTGCTTGCATTTCCAGCTACAGCATCAACGTTTGCAATACTATTACCTACGTTATTTATGTTGGTAATGTTGGTTGCAACTGTGTCTATTTCAGATGTTGCTTCGTTTAAGTCAGCAGCAACTGTATTAATTGAAGCTATGTTAGCTCCACATGTATTAATAGAGTTATTTCCAGATCCAGTATTAACTGCGTTAGTTATAAGACCTAAGTCTTCTGTAAATGTAACGTGACCAGAAACACTATTAATAGCTGTAATAGTTGATTGGTCAGGTGTGATCGCTGAGAATCCGTCTCCTGAAGAGCCGTCATAAACCATGATCACTTGGTTAGAAGAACTATCAAACCACAAGTCACCAATTGTTAAAGCTGTACCATCAGCTCTAGTTGTAGGTGCTGAAGTCGATATCTGATATAAATCGGCAAAGTTTTCAATACTAGTTAAGTTATTACCACATGCATTGATGTTGGTAATACTGCCAGCAACTGTTGTAACCTCAGTAGCTTTAGGAACTAATCTGTGAAAAGTATATGTATTAAGTGTTGTTGTAGATTCAACTAATATGCCAAATCCTACAGGTAATACTGAAGGAACTCCAGTAATAGTTACTGTGCTATTTCCAACTGTTCCGTTAGCAATAGTTACAGTAGTACCAGTAGGTGTGTACGCCTGAGACAAAGCGCCAATACTCATTATTGCAGCTTGTCCAGTACTACCTTGAGGGTTTGTATTTGGGAAACTTGTCTCGTTAGCAATAACGGTGAAACCACCTATATCATCAACAAGGTCAATAATTCTTGCATTGATAGCAGCAGTTGTAGCTACTTTGTCATCTGCATTAGACCATGCAACTCCACTCGCAATAGTTTCTGAAGAATCCTGTCTAAGGAATAAAGCTTCAGCTTCTGTTTCTGTGTAGTATCTATTGTCTAGTTGACCAGCATCTAGTTCCGTTTCTGTGTAATACCTAGTGTCAGCAGCACCGTTAGTTATCTCTGTTTCAGTAAAATATCTGTTATCTAATTGTCCATTGTTTAACTCAGTTTCGGTGTAGTACCTAGTATCTAGAGAACCACCATCAAGTTGAGTTTCTGTATAGTATCTATTATCTAACTGCCCAGCATTTAGCTCAGTTTCTGTATAGTACCTTGTATCTAGCTGCCCAGCATCAAGCTCAGTTTCGGTGTAGTATCTACCATCAATAGCACCTCCATTAAGAAGTTCTGTTTCTGTAAAATATCTATTGTCTAGTTGTCCAGCATCTAGTTCTGTCTCTGTATAGTATCTACCGTCAAGAGTTCCAGTTGCTATATCACCGTCAACAATAGAACCATCAACTATGTTGGCTGAATTAACAGTTATGCCACTAGGTAAGTTTCCTGTAGCAATCTTGCTTTGTGCTATAGCAGCACTTCCACTAATGTCAGCATCGACAATAGTTCCATCTTGTATTTTATCTGTAGTTACAGCCTGATCTTTTATATCAGGAGTTCTCTGTAGCTGATGTTGTTCCTGACTTGCAAACCTCACCATATCGTGGCAAGCATTCAAGTCCGCAGCTCTGATAGAAGATCCAGCAGCAAATACAGCTGCTGCTGTGTCTAAATCAGTTTCTCTAAATATGTGTACATTACCCGAACCAGCTGCTGCGGTTGAGCCTAGAGTAACATTAGTACCAACTACTTTGTATTGACCAGATGTTGGGTTTGTATTTGTTGTGTATGTAAGCGGAGAGCCATCAATTTCAACTTTGATATCTATCGCTTTTATGTATTCAATTGAGAACGGATAGGAGGTACTCCCACCGTTTTTAAATTCTTCAGTTGTTGCCATCGTGATCCTTTAGGATTGATGGGTGGATTAATTTAGTCTTCTTGCTTCTTTTTGAAGTCTTGTTATTTCTTCAATATCACCTTTACGTTGTGCGTTTTCGATTGATTTATTGTAATACTGTTTCTTCTCTACGATTCCTCTTTCCGCAATTCTAGTTTCTGCTTGATTCTGAGCACTTCTTAAAGCTCTCTTGAGCATCCTATGGATATTCTTAAAATTCTTTCTATCCAAATCGATACCATTTCTAGTAGCTTTTTGATATTCTTTCCTGAAGTTTTTACCTTCTGGAGTATTCATTATTCTCTCAACTTGTTTAGCAAATAACTTATCCTTACCCATAAGTTGTGTAACTTGTGAGCGTTGTTCAGGAGTGTATTCAACTCCATTACCATTTGTATTTAGTTGTGGTCTACCATCAAACTCAACGTCAATTAAGAATTGTTTAACAGGTGATAAAGCATCACTTTGTTTAAAAGTAGGAGAATATGTATTAACTAATCTTTGCCAGAAGTTTTCTGTTTCTCTTATTAAACCGCCATCTACCCAATCATAAGCATCAGGTAAGCCACCTTTAGCAATAGGGTTTCTGTTAGCTAATAACTGAGAAAAATCTTGTTCTAACTCTTTTAATTGTGGAGTAAATAATCTAGAAAATTCATTTCTTAAACCACTCCCGGGAACAAAGCTACTTCCAAAACTTGCAAGCCATCTATTCATAGCTGCTGGGTTTCCAGCTAACACATCATTCATTGGTTCGAGACCAGCTAAGAATGATTTGTTAGTGATGTTTGTAGCAAGAATATAGCCCATTTTGTTAAGCCATATTTCTCCTGAAGGTGCGTCTAATGTTCCATCAACTAAGTTGTCCATTACATCAGCAGTTAATGATATCCAATCACTTATGGCACCAAGACCATCATAGCTATACCATTTGCCATCCCAACCTTTGTAGGTACGAGGTGTCCAGTTAAGTTGTTTTCGAGTCTGTTGTCTAGTCTTATCATAATGACCATTACCACGTAGGTTGCCCATACTAAAAGCACCAACAGCACCAAATACTGAAACAGTACCGATAGCTTTTCTACCTTTTAATTCAGCACGAATAGTTTCATAAGCAGCTTCAACGTTTACGTTATCAACATCAACCTGATTAGCTCTTAATAATCTTTCAACTTCACTACCATCCATTTGTGCAAATGGTTTTCTGAAATCATTCAGACGGTTAATAAATAAACCCATTGGGTTATGACTACCCGCAAAACGCAACATGTTTACAGCTGTTCGTGGAAACATGAGAAATGGTTTAAGAGCTGGTGCATAAGACAGCAGCTGATTGATACCATCAACACCCGCATTATCGAGGTTCATAGCTATCTCTCTACTTGCATATTCAACACCTTTGTCTGTAATCATCCCAGTTTCATCAAACATTTCCTTATATACTTTGTCGCTTGCTCTCTTTAAACCTTTATCTGTTATCTTTCTACCTTTTTCTAATAAAGCATCATAAGCTCTACCTCTAGATTCAACACTAGCAATAAAAGATCTAGTAAATCCATCAAAAGCTGTCATAGAGTTAGCTCCAAATCTTAACCAAGGATGCTCGGCTAGATCATTCATAGCATTAACTCTTTCCATCATTGCCGCTGGTCCATCCAAACCCTCTAAGGATTTAGCGTCAGCAAAAGCTTGTAACGACTCTAATGTTTTAGTATTTTTAACTTGGAAATCTTTACGCATAATGTACTCAACAGAACTAGGATCTCTCGAAGCCTGTCTAAAAACTACATTCATATGCTTAGTAGCTTTCTGTAAGGTATCGACCATCCCAACTGTGTACATATAACTAGCTCTTCTTAAAGTAGCTACATCACCCTGAGCAATTGCTCCAGCCATAGTAGCTATTGGTCTTTCGATCATAAGAGCCAAGTTAGACATACCAGCTTTTAGTGGAGTACCGATAGCAGATAAGACAGAGTTATATATATTTCCCCATGTAGCCTGTACAAGTACAGAAGGCATATCAGGATTTAAATCAATAAAAGCTTTTTTAAAGAATCCTGTTCTTTGTTGAAAAGATCTATTTAGTTTTGCAATAGTATCTACGTTTCCATCTGTAGTTTCATAAGCCAACATCAACGGTTTTAACATTGAAGGTTTTTCCTTATTTAACATACGGATTAGATCAATAGCATCTTTAGAC